GCTAATTATTTAAAATCAACTAATGATTTTTTATATATACAATGGTTGAATTCAAGACCTCTTGGCGCTACAGGAGCATCAGCAAGAATATATGTTAATACTTCTAATTCATTATCAGGAGCATCACAAGTTGCAACTTATTCAATGGGTGCTGGTAATAATATTGTTATGGTCAGAAATTTTGCAATTAGAAGTGGGGCTTTATATGGACCTAATGCTTCAGTATCCTTGCAACAATCTGGAGATATATCTTTTGTATCAGGTACTACAATAGATGTTACAAATCCTATTTATGTTTTATTTGCAATATCAACGGGACTTTTAACAGACACATTTCAATTTGAAGCATCATCAATAAATAACGCATTATAATGATAGTAATAAACAAAAACACAGGACAATATTTATATACAACAACTATTGAAGTTGATTTAATGAAAGATGAAATGTTAATAAATGAAATATTAACAGAAAATTTTGAAAATCCATATTTTGATTTTAAAACACGTAAATTCTATGGAACTTTAAAAGTTGAATCTATAAATGTTGAAGAACCAACTCAAGAAGAATTAATATCTCAAAAAGAAAATGAATTAATTTCTATTTATGATGAAATACAAAAATTAAAAAATGATAAACAATAAAACTATGAAAATACAAAATTACTTACAGGAACAGTATATAATACTGGCTCAGGTGGAGCAGGTCTTTTAGGAGGAGGTAATGGTGGTAAAGGTGGAGATGGATTAGTAGTAATAATATCTTTTTAATATAAAAACAAATAAATAATAAACAATAAAAACTATGAAAATATAAAATTACTTACAAGACAACATATTATCACTTGATGATAAATTAATTGGTGTAGATGATAATGATTCATCTAAAACAAAAACATATACTTTAGAAAGTATTGCTAATTTTTTTGGGGTTACACCTCCAACATATAAAGTATATACTGCTTTATTAACACAGAGTGGCGCAAGTTCTAGACAAAGTTTATATCAAGTAAATTTAACTATTGGTGTAACATATCAATTATTAGATGATGGAGGAGGTGTTAATCACGATTTTACAAATGTAGGTGCTTCAAGTAATGCTTTTGGAACTTATTTTGTTGCTACAGGAACAACTCCTAATAGTTGGGGAGTTAATGTTTATTTATCTTATGACTTAGGTGCTCCAATAGTAACAATATTAGAGAATACTCTTGGAAATATTAATTGGTTTTATGATGGAGTTGGTTTTTATTACACAAATTGTAATGGACTTTTTATAGAAAATAAAACTTATTTTTCAATATCAGATAATATAGATGCAAGTAGTGGAAGCATTAAAATTAGAAGATCAAGTAATAATGAAATAGATGTAGTTACTAAAAATAATTCATTAACTCAAGTAGATTCGCTTTTAGCAAATACTCCTATAGAAATTAGAGTTTATAACTAATAACGCATATCACAATATAAGATATAAAAAGTGCTTGAATATATGTTCGGCACTTTTTTGTATTTTTGCCAATAATATAATTTAATAAAATGAAAAATGAAATTAGAAAAATAACTATTGGTCTTGATTATAAAAATTCAATGCACTACATAGTTGGACAAGAAGTATTAGGAGGTTCTAATATAATACACGCTATTACAGATTGCGGAGATGGTTATTTTGTATGGATAGAAAATGCAAACAAAGAAATTGTAGCTTGGAAAAATCCAAATAAAAATCTACCTATATTAGTTGAATTTAATATCAATTACTAGTGAAGAGTCCATATAACTTTGTAATATCTCCTTATGGAGGTAAATATAATAATACCAAGAATATAGGAGGAGTAGAATTTATTGTAAACACTTCACTAGAACTTGCTAAATATGTTAATAGACTTGGTATCGTAGAAGCATTGCCTATACATTATAATGGAGATATTTCTATTGGAGATATAGTTGTATTACACCACAATATTTTTAGGATTTATTTTGACATGAAAGGAAGACAAACTAATTCACCTGAATATTTTAGAGATGGTATTTTTATAGTTAGTCCTGAAAGAATATATATGTACAAAAAAAATAAAGGAGAGTGGACTCCACATTTAAACTTTTGTTTTGTAAAACCAATAAAGAATACTCAGCAATCAATATTGTACGATTTAGATAAAGAAGAGAATCATATTGGAGAGTTAATATATATAAATAATAAACTACTCTCTCTTGGCTTTAAAAAAGGTGATTTGGTTGCATTTACAAAAAATAGTGAATATGAATTTGAGATAGATAATGAAAAACTATATAGGATGACAGATAGAGATGTAGTACTAAAACTAAATTAAATATTTTATACCTTTGCAACTCAAAACGTAAACAAAAATAATAAAAATATGAAAATTGAAAATTATGATGCTAGATATTTTAAACTAGCTGGACTTCCTTACAGAAAAAAAGATTATGTTGCAAACTTTAAAAGTGTAAACACAACAGGTGTTGCAAACCAAGAGATAGATGTAAACATAATAGTAGACATTACAAATAAATTTAATGGTCAAAGTATTGTTGGTGGAGGTATTAAAGTTAGAGAATTTCAAAATTCAAGTAATGTTAATTACTCTTCATTAAATACTTTTGTAACTGATTTACAAACTATACTAGATGATAATACATCTGTTGTCATAGGGCCTACAGGACCTACAGGACCTCAAGGAGCTCAAGGAGTAGCTGGACCTGTTGGACCTGCTGGATTAACTTGGAGAGGTTCTTGGGTTTCAGGAACTTCTTATGTAGTTAATGATGCTGTTGGTTACGGTGGTGCTTCATATTTTTGTATATCTGCAACTAACGGAACAACTAATCCAAGTATAACTCCATTAAAATGGGCTTTATTAGCTTCTCAGGGAGCTACAGGACCACAAGGACCTACTGGAGCTACAGGTGCTACAGGAGCTACAGGAGCTACAGGAGCTGCTGGTGCTAATGGTGCTACAGGAGCTACTGGACCACAAGGAATAAATACTTACAAATCTTATGTTGCAAAAATTACTCAAGAAGCATCACAGAATCCTATTCAAAATCTTGTTTTTAATGATACTGGTGTTGATATAATTTGGAGTAGATATTCTTCTGGTAATTATTCTGGAACAGCAACTGCGTCATTTCCTGACTTTTCAAAAGTAGTCGTGTTTATATCTTCTTATTTAGGTGGAGATTATCCTTCATGCATTACTGCTGGTTTAGTTGAGTTGAATTCATTTCAAGTTTTAACAGTTAATAGACAAGGAGTTTTATCTGATGATTTATTTAATTGCTTTATAGAAATAAGAGTTTATAATTAATAAATATATTTTTTAAAATTAAATGCCTTCTAAATCAGAGGGCATTTTTTTTATACCTTTGCTTTTTAAATAAAATTAAATCAAATGTATAACCACAAAGAATTAAAAGAGCAGATTATTCAAGCTGCTTATAAATCAGTTACAGAACTTATAAAAGTTCTTGCTGATGAAATTATATCTGAAAATAATGATGAAGACATTACTGCTGATAAAATGCGTAATGCTGTACTTGCAAAAAAACAAGCTCTTGATGATGCTTTTTATATTTTAGATAAGATACAGAGAGAACAAGATATACTTGAAGAAAACCCTAATACTACAAAAGATGAACCAAAGTTTGAAAGTTTTGCAGAAAGACGAAGCAAAGGAAAGTAGTATTTACTCGGTATTATTAGATTATATTCCTAAAAAAGAAATAGATAAAACAAATAAGAAACTAGGTTGGGTATATGGATACAACCCAGAATTTGATATGGTAGTTATTTCTAAAGATGGTACTATTGGAGAAATATATGAGATACAAGGTTTAAAAGTAGCGCTACCTTCTGTCCCAAATAAAATGAAAATTAGGAGTAAGAAACCTGAGGAACAATATTGGGAAGCAGATGAATACCCTAAAGAACTTTCTAAAATTAAAACTATTTTTCAATGGAATGATATGCCTAAAGATTTTAAAGCAAAGTGGGTAGATTATATAGAAGAAGAGTTTAATAAAAGAGATGATGGTATGTTCTTTATGAATAACGGAAAACCATCTTACATAACAGGATCTCATTATATGTATCTTCAATGGACTAAAATTGATATTGGTCTTCCTGAGTTTAGAGAGAGTAATAGAATATTTTGGATATTTTGGGAAGCGTGTAAAGCAGATGAAAGAAGTTTTGGAATTTGTTATTTAAAGAATAGACGTTCTGGTTTTTCATTTATGGGTAGCTCTGAACTTGTTAATATAGGAACACTTGCAAAAGATGCAAGACTTGGTATTCTCTCAAAAACAGGAGGTGATGCTAAAAAAATGTTTACAGATAAAGTAGTTCCTATCTCAAGTAATTACCCCTTCTTTTTTAAACCAATTATGGATGGTATGGATAAACCTAAAACGGAGTTATCATATCGTGTTCCTGCATCAAAAATTACTAAAAATAATATGTCTGATGCTCAAGATGAAATGGAGGGTTTAGATACCTCTATTGACTGGAAGAATACAGGAGATAATAGTTATGATGGAGAAAAATTAAAATTACTTGTCCATGATGAGAGTGGTAAATGGACAAACCCATTAAACATACAAAATAACTGGAGGGTTACACAAACTTGTCTTAGAGTTGGAAGAAAACTTATAGGTAAATGTATGATGGGAAGTACTTGTAACTCTCAAGAAAATGGTGGTGCTAATTTTAAGAAATTATATTACGATAGTGATGTAAAAAATAGAGATAAGAATGGGCAAACAACAAGTGGATTATATGCTTTATTTATACCAATGGAATGGAATTATGAGGGGTATATAGATTTATATGGTTTCCCTATATTTAGAGCTAGAGATAAACCAGTAAAAGATATTCAAGGAAGTTGGGTATATGATGGTGTGTTGGACTTTTTTGAGAATAAAATAGAGAGTTTAAGAAAAGATTCCGATGCTTTAAATGAATTTTATAGACAAAACCCAAGAACAGAAGGACACGCATTTCGTGATGAAGCTAAAAATAGTTTATTTGACCTTTCCAAGATATATGAACAAGTAGATTATAATGATGGTCTTGAACACAATAGAGTTATTACAACAGGTAAGTTTTCTTGGAAGAATGGTGTTAAAGATACAGAGGTTATATGGACTCCAACTAAAGATGGAGATTTTAAAGTCTCTTGGATTCTTAAACCTGATATGCGTAATAGAATAGAACTAAAGAATGGAAAGAAATATCCAGGTAATGCACACATAGGAAGTTTTGGTTGCGATACATACGATATATCAGGAGTTGTAGGAGGTGGAGGTTCTAAAGGTTCTTTTCACGGTCTTACAAAATTTAATATGGATGATGCTCCAAGTAATCATTTCTTTTTAGAGTATATAGCAAGACCAAGAACATCTGAGGAGTTTTATGAGAATTGTTTAATGGCTTGTGTTTTCTATGGAATGCCGATACTTATAGAAAACAATAAGGTTGGACAATTAAAATACTTTACAAACAGGGGGTATCGTGGTTTTTCATTAAATAGACCTGATAAACATAAAAATGATTTATCACCTTCAGAGAGAGAGTTAGGAGGTATTCCTTCATCTACACAGACTATTGAGTTACAAGCAAATGCTATTGAGGCATATATTAACCAATATGTAGGAATTGATTATAGTGGTGAATATAGAGAAGAAGGAAGTATGGGAGGAATGTATTTTAATAGAACGCTTTTAGATTGGGCAAATTTTGATATAGCTAATCGTACTAAATTTGATGCTACTATTAGTAGTGGCCTTGCAATTATGGCTAACCAAACATACGTTACAAAACCTATTAGAAA